GTAGAACTGGAGGCTGGCGTCTATCGACTACGCGCTGGTCGCTTCACTTGTCACGACGGATCGTGCCTCTGGCCGCAGGACCCATTCCCTGTGGGCGGCTCTTACCAGTTGCTCACGACTGCGGCGCTGCTCCGCGATCCGAACCCACCTGAAGTCAATCCGACCGCGATCCCCTCCATCCTGCCAACGCCGACCCCAGAGCCAACGCCTGAGCCGACCCCTACGCAGACACCAGAATCACCATCACCTAGCCCTAGCGTGGCTCCTAGCCCTACGCCAGAGCCTTCTATGACGGCACCTCCAACCCAGCCACCTCCTCCTACACTTCCACCAACGCCAGAGCCAACGCCAACCCAGCCACCTCCGACGGTGGCGCCAACACAGGAGCCAACCAATGAACCACCAATCCCGACTGCCACACCACAGCCGACGCCCGAAGCAACCGTGGAGCCAAGTGTTCCGGCGTCTCCTTCCGCTTCTCCTGATCCCACTCCTCTTCCTCCTCCTGAGCCAACACAGCCCCCTCTGCCGAATCTAGAAGAAGTTGCTTCTGCCGCCGTTGCAGCGGTGAGCGAATCCGTTGCCGCAATCGGTGGCGGCATTGCTGACATTGCAGCCATCGGCGAGATCGGCAAGGACCTTGATCCAGCAGAAAAAGAAGAGGCGCAGCCAATGGCAGTCGCCGTCATCTCCAGTCAAATCGCAAGCGTCACAGCCGCAGCCGCAAGTGCCGCACGCAGCGGTGGAAGCACACCGTCGGGTGGTAATCTTGGAGGCGGTGGTGGTGGAGGCGCAAGCGGTGATGCACCAAAGAGCCGCAAGACCTCTAGCCGAAAGGAACTTGACAAGTGATCAAAGCCATCATCCTTGACTTACTTGGTGGGGCGTGGACCATCCTCGGACTTCTGTTCGCGGTAGTCGTGCTTCCTGAAGGTCAGACGCAGCAAACGATGGCGGCGCTCTTCATCGGGCTGACCGTTGTATGGATCGCAACTGGGCCGTTGCGTTGGAGGGACTAAATGGTTCTCACGACAAAGCACATCGAGTCAATCGGTGAAGTGGGCTGGACGCGCATTGATACGGCGCCGGGCGAGTGGGTGGCGCTGGTACCGAACGGCGATGACAGCGCGTTCGGTGGCACGCTCTGGAAGCGTGGCGAAGACGGCAAAGACTACAGCGAAGGCTGCACGGCTGGTCATCCAGTCAGCGCCGCGCTGGGCTTTGAGGAAGCAGCACGCGCCGTCGCCGTGATTATCAAGTGGGAGAACCGTGGCACGCCTCAAGATTAGGTCGCAGGTTGCCGTAGATCAGGAAGCCCGCAAGCAGGGCATCCTTGATGACTGCGGTCCGAGCAGCGCAGCGTGCGCGGCGTCGTGGGTCTTGAAGAAAGAGATCAGCGCAGCCGAGGGCATTGCGGCGAAGGCGAAGGCGACTGGCTTCACTGAAGCGCAGGGCGTCAGCGACAACGGCTCAAGCCTCAGCGAACTTGCCAAGACCGTCAAGGTGCTTGGCGCGCACGGCCGCTACCCAGCCGACTGGCAGGACGCAGTGCAGTCAGCAAAGAACGGCGACGCACTGATCATCAATGTGCAGCAGGGCAGGATGCCGTTCTACGAGGGCGTCAAGATGAGCGCGTGGCACAAGCGCCATATCAAGTTGCACCCTAGCGATGAGTACGGCCATATGACGGCTGCCGCCTTTGACGCAGTGGATGGCTGGATGTGGGCGTGTCCTACAATGAGCGGCAAGGGCGACGAGGAGTTTGCCGTCAGCGTGACTGAAGCGCAGGTGAAGCAGATTGCTTCATCTAAAGGCGACGCTCCGAAGAGCCGAGTGCTGATCGTCTCAGCAAAGAAGTAAGGAGTCAGAAATGGCATTGAAGAGCATCCTCAACGAGACAAAGATTGACGAAGCCCTTGTGGACTTCATCCGCACCTTCCTGCTCGTGAGCATCAGCGTGGCGCTGGGCTTGGGCATCCCGCTGCTTGACATCACCGGTGGAGACTTCCGCGTCATCTTGTCGGCTGGTCTTGCATCTGGGCTTCAGGTTCTCCAGACCTACCTTGACCCAAGCAACTCGCGCTACGGCTTGAGCAACGAGACCGCGGCAAAGAAGTAGTCCTTGACAATGGCGTGAGCCATCGTCAGGATCGCTGGAGTGGCTCGTAGCCGAGCCGCGTGTAGGGGAGGATAAATGGCAGACGCTTTAGAGCAGTTCAGGGAACTGCAAAACATTGTGAAGGGACCGCGTTGCGCGTTCCAGTCACTTGATCTGAGCGAGGCTGATAGTCAGGCTCTCAATGAGGCCCTGGCATCAGCCTCGATCACTTCCAAGACAATCCAGAAGTGGCTAGAGGCTCGCAAGCAAGTCTGGGTCTACTACAACATTGCGCGTCACCGACGCGGGGATTGCAGGTGCGCCAATGTCTGAGCAACTAGACGAGATGCTGGCGATCCAGAACGAACTGGAGTCTGCCAAGAAGCCCCGCAGAGAACACGCTGAGGGCTGGGAGCCTGGCGTTGCGTGGAACGGCAAGGAGGGCGTCCTCACCACAAGCGTCACGCCTGGCGAGAACGCGCCGAACTGGGACACCGTTCTCAAGGTCTGGGGTCTTGATCCTGAGATGTTTGAGGTCGTTGAGCCAGTCCTGATGAATGTCTGGGGCGACCCGCTCGGAACGCTCAACCGGCAGTGGAAGGGCAAGGTCATCCAGAAGCGCGTTGCAGTGGACAGCGATGTTGCAGAGATGATCAGCGAGATCAAGAAGTTCAAGCCACGCAAGCCGATTATCAACGGTGTCGGCACGGCGATGGTGGTGGCACTCTCGGACTTCCAAATGGGCAAGGGCGAAGGTGGCGGCTCTGCCGGCATCGTCTCGCGCTTCCTCGCTGGGATCGGCGAGGTGGAGCATCGCTGGAAGGAACTCGTCAAGACAGGACGGCCGCTGGACAAGATGGTCGTGGTCGGGCTTGGCGACTTGGTGGAGTCCTGCTCTGGTCACTACGCGATGCAGGCGTTCCAGGCTGACTTAGATCGAAGAGAGCAGGTCACGGTCCTGCGTCGCATCTTGGTCAAGGCGTTGATGCACTGGGCGACCTTCGCTCCGCAGATCATTGTCGCGGCTGTGCCGGGCAACCACGGTGAGAACCGAGCCAACGGCAAGGCGTACACGACCTTCGGTGACAACGATGATGTTGCGGTGATGGAGCAGGTCGGCGAGATTATTCGCGCCAACCCAGCCTATGACCACATCGCGTTCGTGTTCCCGAAGAACGAACTGACGCTGACGCTGGATGTCCACGGCACCATCGTCGGACTGGCGCACGGCCATCAGGTCAAGGGATCGGCTGAGTCGTGGTGGGGCAAGCAAGCGTTCGGGATGCAGCCAATCGGTGACGCTGACATCCTGCTTACTGGTGACTACCACCACCTTGCGGTGAAGCAGTCAGGACAGCGCACGCACTTCCAAGCGCCTGCGCTCGATGGCGGCTCGCAGTGGTTCACGGAGCAGGCTGGCGTCGTGGCTCCTGCGGGGCTGCTCACCTTCACGGTGAGTCGCTACGGCTGGGATGATCTCCGCGTTCTGCCGTGCATCTCGGATGCCGTTTCTCCCCGCAAGGGTTGACCCTCCGGTCCCAGGCGTTTGCTCATCCTGCGGCGACTCTGGGCGTGTCTGGCGGTTTGGTGAGGAGACCCTACAGGCAGGCAGCGGCTACACTCTGAGCGTCTCGCACGCGCTCTGCGGCCTCTGCATTGAGGTGATCGTGGACCTTGTGGACGAGGACGATGACTAGGCTGCCTTCGGGCGGCTCATCCCCCTGTCGTGACCTCCTCCACGGCAGGGGGGACCACCTTGCGACTACCCCCTTGACAAGCCGTTATGTCACGGTCTAGGATTGTGACAGCAGCGAGGAACCGACCAAGTTGGCGGGGCTGCTGAGGAGTAAACGATGAAGGTCAAGGACAACTGCTGGAGCTGCGGCAAAGCAGTCAAGGTGCCGGCAGACAACAACAACATCTACACGCGGATCTGTGCGCCGTGCGAGAAGGCGGTTCGCTCGACATCACCGCATCGCCGATCGTGGGTGCGCTGATGACCGAGTTGTATCAGCACCCGAACTCAGAGCAGGCGCTCTGCGAGCAGTGCGTGAAGGACACGATGAACTACAGCGCGGGGATGCGACTCCGCGACTGGATGCAAGTTGAGGACGGCAAGTGCGGCCGCTGCGCCGCGATGCCAGAACTCGATCACGAGTTCATCCGCGCCAACACCAGCGTCCGTGATGGCGTCTGCACGCAGGTCATCAAGTCCACTAATCCAAAGATGCCGATGCTGGTCTTCAGTTATGGCGTACCGGCACCGCGCCGCGTTGGGCGCAATCAAGTAGCAGCGACGCCGTGGTCGGCGTTCGCGGAGGAGGCGAAGTGATCAACAGATTCTTGGGTAGCAAGTTCGCACTTGTTGGAGTCTTGGCAGTGTATGCAGCCATTGGTTGGCTGGTAGCGATGGAGGTGACCAAGTGAAGGTCAATAGAAAGAGCGAGCCGCTGCTCTGGCGCAAGCCGAACGGCAAGACGGACTGGGACAAGATGCAGGAAGTCAGCCGAGGGCAGTTGCGCTTTGAGGCGATCATCGCCTTCATCGCGCTCTGGTTCCTTGTGGTTGTCGGCTTCAGCATCTTCGGCTGATGCCTGTTTACGAGTACCGCTGCGGGGACTGTGGTGCGCGTGAAGAACACACGCACTCAATGACGCAGTTGTATAACCCGAAGTGCGAGAAGTGCGGCCGCTGGATGCGGATGGTCTACACGCCAGCGGCGATTGTGTTTACCGGCAAGGGCTGGGCAAAGAAGGACCGAGCAAAGAAGGAGGGCAAGTGATCAAGTGGAAGTGCGTCCTGTGCGACGCCAAGTGTGAAACCGAGGTCAAGCCTGGTCTTGGGCAGCGGCTGTGCAAGCCGTGCCTGGTCAGGCACTATCAGACGCTGGTGCAAATCTACAAGCCTGAAGGCGGGATGAGGCTCGATGAGGCGAAGCGCCTTCTTGAGCAGGCAAAGAAGGAGGCAAAGGCGTGAGCAAGCAGTACGAGTTCGTCAAAGCAGAGCAGCGCAGCCCTGAGTGGTTCGCACTTCGGGCTGACGGCATCACGGCGACCGAGGTCTCAGTCATCGCAGGGCTGAATCCGTACAAGACGCCGTATCAACTATGGGCTGAGAAGTTGGGGAAGTATGAGCCTGAGCCGGTGGGCGCGGCCGCAGTGCGTGGGCTGCTCCTTGAATCAACAGTCGCCACCTTCTACGAGATGGAGACTGGCAAGAAGTTGAAGCGCAGCAACGGCATCGTCCGCATCAAGGACATCCCCTGGGCGATGGCATCACTGGACCGCACCATCGTCGGTGAGGACGGCTTGGTGGAGATCAAGACGAGCACCTCACCGCGCTGGAGTCTGCACCCTGTGCCGCCAGAAGTGGTCGCGCAGGTGCAGTGGCAGATGTTCGTGACTGGCGCACCGTGGTGCGATGTTGCTGTGCTGCTCGGTGGTCTCGTCTTCCGCATTGAGCGCGTGAAGGCAAGCATTGAGATGCAGACGGAGTTGTACCGCAAGGCGGTGGAGTTCCGCAGCCTGCTCGCAACCCAGACTCCGCCACCCTTGCAAGGCGAGGACAGCGACGCGCTGGCGGCGGTCACGCCGTGGAACGGACTGGAGGAGTGGGCGCAGGCTGACGCTGGCATTGACCGCGTGGCGCAGCTCTACGCCGAGAAGCACTACGAAGCCAAGTTGCTAGATCAAGAGCTCCAGAACCTAGCCATCAGTCTCAAGGAGGCCATCGGCGAGAAGGCTGGCGTTGCAGGCGAAGGCTGGTCTGCGACTTGGAAGCAGAACAAGTCAAGCCAGAAGGTGGACTACAAACTTCTGCTGGAGGCTCTCAAGCCTGCGGTGGAAGTCGTAGATGCGTACACGCGGGAAGTTCCCGGTGCGCGAGTGTTCAAGTTCAAGACAGAGGAGGTGGACAAGTGAGCCGGTCGAATCCTTTGAGCAAAGAGGAGGCACTTGCAAGAAGAAGGGAGTCAAGTGCGAAGTATCGCGCAACCGCGAACGGCAAGGCCAAGAGGAAGGCTTGGAGGCCCGGCGAGGCTTCTAAGGCTAAACGAGTGGCATACGACAAGAGTGAGGGCCGCAAGTTGCAGTCGCGCGCAAGCAGATACAACATTACTGTCAAGCGGCTTCAAGAACTTCTTGAGGCTGGATGCTATGCAGCGGGCTGTAATGCCACTGGGTCTGGCGTAAATGGGTTAGTCATTGACCACGATCACAACTGCTGCAAGGGCGGTCGGTCGTGTGGCAACTGCGTAAGGGGCGCACTGTGTTCTTGGCACAACAAGTATCTCGGTTTTTTAGAAGCAGATTGGTTATTCGCAATCTGGGCAATGCGCCAGCCATCGCTGGTAATCAAAGTTAGGAGGGAAGCGTGAGCAAGATCTCAGCAGCACTAGCAGCACCATTCGAGGAGAAGGACCTGAAGCATCGTCCTGGACGAGCAGGGATGACCTTCACCTACGCCGACGCGCGAGCAGTCGCACAGCGGCTGGACGATGTTCTCGGCATTGAGGGCTGGCAGTTTGAGGTCAAGGTGGCTGATCCGAACCGTGGCGTGGTCCACGGCTCGTTAGTCATCGTGATCGACGGCAAGTCCACGATCCGGCAGGACTTCGGCTACCCGAACTCCACGCAGGATGACGAGCCGCTGAAGTCAGCGGC